GATTGAGGATTGGTAAGGTAATTGATTTTTGGTTTGATGCAGAGACTGAAGAGATAGCAAGAGAAGAGATGGATCTTTTGTCTGATAGAATGCTTGCTAATACTGTGATAGAAGATTGGGAATATAAACTAGAGGAGACAGAAGAAACTGGAATTGGAAACATATCAAATGATAATGCTGGTACATCCAAACATGCTTTGTTTGATCATTAGTAGTGCTAACCACACTAGTAGTTGTGAGTAAAGTGTTATAATTAGTAATGTATGCCGTAAGGGTACAAAATTAACACTCGCTTTTAAAGGAGAACAATGACTAATTTAGCAACATATCACACTGCCAACCTTCCAGAATTGATGAAGGTGATAAAACAAAATGGCATAGGGATGGATGATTACCTAGATAGGTTTTTCAATGCACCAACACAATCTTCAAACTATCCACCATATAACTTGATACAATTAAATAATCATGAATCGAAACTCGAAATCGCACTTGCGGGGTTCAAGAAAGATGAGCTCAAAGTCTATACGGAGTTTGGAAAATTATATATCGAAGGCAAAAAAGAAGAATCAGAAGTTGATGGAACGTTTATCCATCAAGGATTGGCCCAACGTTCCTTTGAACGGGTCTGGACGGTCTCTGACGATACGGAGATTGGATCCGTCAAGTTTGAAGATGGACTCCTCACCGTGGAGTTAAATAAGATAGTACCAGAACATCATGCACGTAAGGATTGGTTTTAATTATGGCTTTATCACAACAAGTTGAAGATTCTTTAAGAGAATCACAGGAGTGTTTACGCAATGCGTTAGCATTTTCTGCACGAAATGAAAAATCATATATCAGTAAACATATTGCTGATATGTTAATGACTATAGATTCTCTCATGGATATGGAAACTATGATTGAAAAAATAGAAAATTATAAAGGAGACTCTTGACGAGTCTCTTTTTTATTGTTATAATAGATTCGCATCTTAAAAAATATGGAAGAAGATTTAATCAAAGTTGTAGTTTTTGAACACTATAATTTGATATCAAAAATTGAAGAGGTTCAAACTGTTGAAATTGGAGATCCAAATTGTAAGTTGGTAAATCCATATACTGTCAAGACTGATGGTACATTAGAACCATTTCTTGTTGATATAACAAGAGATAAAGAAATTATGATTGGATCGGATAAGATAATTACAATTGTTGAACCTACTGCTACACTAATAGAAAAATATAAAGATCTTATCGACTAATGCGATTCTATACAAACGTCCAGATGGTTGGAGACAACTTCTTGGTTCGTGGTGTCGAAAATGGAAGACACTTTGCGACAAGAGAGAAGTTTTATCCAACCCTTTTTGTCTCTTCCAATAAGAAGACAAAATATAAAACATTGGAGGGTGAATGCGTTGAAGCAGTTGAACCTGGTTCTGTAAGGGATTGTAGGGAGTTTATAAAGAAGTATGATGGTGTTGAAGGGTTTAAAATTTATGGTAATGATAGGTACATATATCAATATATTTCAGAGAAGTATCCAGAAGAAGAGATTAAGTTTGATACAAGTCAGATTAAGATAACCACAATTGATATTGAGGTGGCATCAGAGAATGGTTTCCCTGATGTAGAATCTGCTGCTGAAGAAGTTCTTCTTATAACATTACAGGATTATAATACAAAACAGATTCGTACTTGGGGTTTAGGTCCATTTAATAATAAGCAGGAAAATGTAATATACAAATCCTTTAGAACGGAGTATGAACTTCTCAATAGTTTTATTTCTTGGTGGATGATTGAGGATAATACACCTGAAGTTATTACTGGATGGAATAGTACTCTATATGATATTCCCTATCTTTGTCGTCGTCTTGAAAGAATTCTTGGTGAGAAGTTGATGCGTCGCATGTCACCATGGGGGTTGGTGAGTGAAAGAGAAATTTATATTATGGGACGTAGAAATATTTCTTATGATATTGGAGGAGTAACGCAGTTAGATTATCTTGATCTTTATAAGAAGTTTACTTATAAGGCACAGGAATCATATCGTCTTGATTATATTGCCAGTGTGGAACTTGGGCAGAAGAAATTAGATCACTCTGAATTCGACACATTTAAAGATTTCTACACAAAGGGTTGGCAAAAGTTTGTAGAGTATAATATAATTGACGTGGAACTTGTTGACCGTATGGAAGACAAGATGAAACTCATCGAACTTGCTATTGTTATGGCATATGATGCAAAGGCAAATTATGCTGACGTATTCTCACAAGTTCGCATGTGGGATACGATAATTTATAATTATTTAAAGAAGAGGAATATAGTTATTCCTCCAAAGGAAAGATCCGATAAGGACGCAAAATACGCAGGTGCTTATGTCAAGGAACCGATTCCGGGAAAGTATGATTGGGTGGTCTCTTTTGACCTCAATAGCCTTTATCCTCATCTTATTATGCAATATAACATTTCCCCAGAAACCATCAGAGAGGTTCGCCATCCCAGTGCGAGCGTTGAGGGGCTCTTAAATCAGGATATAAAGATTGATGGTGAGTATGCTGTGTGTGCGAATGGAGCACAATATAGAAAGGATGTGCGTGGATTCTTACCAGAGTTGATGGAGAAGATTTATAAAGACCGCACCATCTACAAGAAGAAGATGCTTGCCGCAAAACAGGAATATGAAAAAAAGAAAACAAAGACTCTTGAAAAGGAGATTGCTAGGTGTAACAACATTCAGATGGCGAGGAAGATTCAACTTAACTCTGCTTATGGTGCTATTGGCAATCAGTATTTTCGATATTACAAACTGGCTAACGCTGAAGCCATTACCTTAAGTGGGCAAGTCTCTATTCGTTGGATAGAGAATAGGATGAATGGTTATATTAATAAAATTTTGAAAACTGACGGAGAAGATTATGTTATTGCTTCAGATACTGATTCCATCTATCTTAATTTGGGTCCTCTGGTTGAGGCTGTATACAAGGGAAGAGAGAAAACTAATGAGGGCATTGTCACGTTCCTTAACAAGGTGTGTGAAACTCAATTTGAGCCTTTTATTGAAGGTGCTTATGAAGAATTGGCCAAGTATGTAAATGCTTATGATAATAAGATGGTCATGGCACGGGAGAACATTGCTGATAGAGGTATATGGACTGCCAAGAAAAGATACATTTTAAATGTATGGGATAGTGAGGGTGTCCGATATGAAGAACCCAAACTCAAGATGATGGGTATTGAGGCAGTCAAGTCCTCTACACCAGCACCTTGTCGTAGTATGATTAAGGAGGCACTCAAACTTATTATGAGTGGAACTGAAGATAATGTAATAGATTTTATTGATAAGTGTCGTAAGGATTTTAAAGCACTTCCACCAGAAGATATAGCATTTCCAAGAACTGCATCCGATGTTAGAAAATATAAAGCATCTTCTACAATATATGCAAAAGGAACTCCTATACATATACGTGGTGCTCTTCTTTTCAATCACTATGTAAGTGAGAAAAAGTTAACAAATAAGTATTCACTTATTGGTAACGGAGAAAAAGTCAAGTTCATTTATCTGAAAAAACCAAATATAATCCAAGAGAACGTAGTTTCCTTTATTCAAGAATTTCCTACAGAACTTGGACTTGACAAATACATTGATTATGACTTACAATTTGAGAAGAGTTTCGTAGATCCACTTAAAGCCATCCTTGATGCGATAGGATGGAACGTGGAAAAAACTGTAAACTTAGAACTATTCTTTTCCTAATGGAATTACCTATTAATGATAAAGATTTATCAACTATAATAAATGCTCTTTCTTTGGGGGGAGATGCTCGACTTTATCATCTTTTAAAAGAAGTAAAACAAGTAAGAGAACTTAATGATCATGAAATTACGGGGATTGTGACCTTATGACACAATTGGATGAAAAAATTAAAAATGCTGAAGATAGGATTAAAGAACTTGAATTATTAATTTATTATTGGAAAAAACAAAATGGACTTTCTTAAAGAAATAGTAAAGGAAATCGGTGATGACTACACCCAACTCGCAGCAGACATCGAAGAAACAGAAAGATTTATCGACACAGGATCGTTCATTTTTAATGGACTTGTTTCAGGTTCCATTTATGGTGGCGTATCTAGCAATCGCATTACTGCCATCGCTGGTGAAAGCAGTACTGGGAAAACTTTCTTCTCCCTCGCAGTTGTCAAGAACTTTTTGGACTCTAATCCTGACGGTTACTGTCTCTATTTCGATACTGAAGCTGCTGTTAATAAAGGATTACTTGAATCTCGTGGGATAGATATGAACCGCCTTGTGGTGGTAAATGTTGTCACTATTGAAGAGTTTAGATCAAAAGCACTTCGTGCTGTGGATATATATCTTAAGACCCCAATAGAAGAACGCAAACCATGTATGTTTGTGTTAGACTCTTTGGGTATGCTTTCCACGGAAAAGGAAATTAGAGATGCACTGGACGATAAACAAGTCCGTGATATGACTAAATCACAATTAGTTAAAGGTGCATTTAGAATGTTGACTTTGAAGTTGGGTCAAGCAAATATTCCACTTATAGTTACAAATCACACTTACGATGTCATCGGATCTTATGTCCCAACTAAAGAAATGGGAGGAGGCTCTGGTCTCAAATACGCCGCGTCTACGATCATTTATCTCTCAAAGAAAAAGGAAAAGGATCAGAAAGAAGTTGTTGGTAACATTATTAAAGCTAAGACGCATAAATCAAGACTCTCTAAAGAAAATCAACAAGTAGAGATACGTCTCTATTATGATGAGAGAGGATTGGATCGTTACTATGGTCTCCTAGAACTAGGAGAGATTGGTGGATTGTGGAAAAATGTTGCAGGTAGATATGAGATGGATGGTAAGAAAATATATGCTAAACAAATACTTGCTGAACCAGAAAAATATTTTACTGATGATATAATGGATAAACTTGATACTATATCAAAAGATTATTTCTCTTATGGAACGAATTGAGACCACTATTCTTCGTAATCTAATCTTTAATGAAGATTATTCTAGAAAGGTAATACCTTTCATTAAATCAGAATATTTTGAGCAAAGATCTGAAATGATAATCTTTGAGGAAATAACTCAATTTATTATCAAGTATGGTTCTGCTATTACTATTGAAGCACTCAATATTGAGACTGAAAATAGAACAGATCTTAATGAGGAAGAGGTAAAGGAAGTTAGAGAGATTAATAATTCATTTGTCGATTCTGTTGTAGATAGTCAATGGTTAGTTGATTCTACAGAAAAGTGGTGTAGAGATAGAGCAATATATCTGGCACTTATGGAATCAATACATATTGCTGATGGTAATGATGAGAAAAAGAATAGGGATGCTATACCCACAATTCTTTCAGATGCTTTAGCAGTATCATTTGATAATCATATTGGTCATGACTACTTAAACGATTATGAAGAAAGGTTTGAAGCGTATCATAGGAAGGAAGACAAAATCCCGTTCGACCTTGAGTACTTTGACAAAATTACGAAAGGAGGTCTACCGAATAAGACTCTCAACATTGCTCTTGCTGGCACAGGGGTTGGAAAGTCTTTATTTATGTGCCACTTGGCTAGCAGTGTCCTCCTCCAAGGGAAGAACGTCCTCTACATCACTCTCGAAATGGCAGAGGAAAAGATTGCGGAGAGGATCGATGCTAATCTACTTAATGTCAATATACAGGATATAACAGATTTGCCGAAACCTATATTTGATGGTAAGGTAAATAATATTAGTAAGAAGACACAAGGAACTCTTATTATTAAAGAGTATCCTACTGCTTCTGCTCATTCAGGGCATTTTAAAGCATTGCTACAAGAGTTAGCACTGAAGAAGTCTTTTAAACCTGATATTATATTCATCGATTATCTTAACATCTGTGCTAGTTCACGATATCGTCAAAATTCCTCTGTCAATTCCTACTCGTTCATCAAAGCGATCGCGGAAGAACTCCGTGGTCTTGCGGTTGAGACGAATCTCCCGATTGTATCTGCGACCCAGACTACTAGGAGTGGGTATGGTAATTCTGATGTTGATCTCACCGATACATCCGAATCCTTTGGCCTTCCTGCTACTGCTGACCTTATGTTTGCTCTTATTAGTACAGAGGAACTTGAAGGATTAAATCAAATAATGGTGAAGCAATTAAAGAATCGTTATAATGATCCTACAATGAATAAGAGATTCGTTGTGGGTATTGATAGGGCAAAGATGAGATTGTATGATGTAGAACAAAGTGCTCAAAACGATATTCTTGACAGTGGACAAGAAGAGGAGTATAATAACGAAGAGACAAAACCTAAAAAATCTTTTGAAGGATTTAAGTTTTCATGAGCAAAGTTTTTGAAAAGGATAATTTTCTAACTCAAGATGAATGTAATCTTTTAATTAATTATCAAAAAGCACATTGTGCAAATGATATTGAGAAGTGGAGTTTGCAAGATCATGATTCAAATTGGAATAGTAGGATAGTAATTTTAAATAAGGTTGGTGATGCTGCTGTTAGAAAACTAATAGAAGTAGTTCATTATAAGATTTCTATTCTTTGTGCAAAATCTTATAATGTTGATTATGTTTATCCTGAATTTAGTAATTTGGTTTATTGGGCACCTGGAATGAGTCTGGGAGTTCATGCAGATAATATGTGGATTGATGATCCAAACAAATCACACTATGCTTCTCATAGAGATTTTTCTATGGTAATATATTTGAATGATAATTATGAAGGTGGTAAAACATTTTTTAATGATACTGGATATGAGATAGAACCAAAAACAGGTAAGTTAATATATTTTACTTCTGGTAAGGAAGATGCACATGGTGTAACAAAAGTTATTAGTGGTCATAGATATACTTTTGCATTATGGTTTACTAAAAATAAAAAAAGATTATTCTTGACATCATAGTAGAAACCAGTTATAATATTAAAAATTGGAATGGAGTTGTGACTTTAAATACAGTTGATACTAAAAAATATACCGAGTTTGTAGATGCAGTAACATCTCTTGCTAGTAAAGATTCTGAAGCATTTTCAGTTCGTTTAAGAGAACTTTATGCTAAAGGTCTTCCTGTAGAAAGACTTCTTACTGCTGCAGTAGGAATGTCTGCAGAGTCGGGCTT